CGGGCATTCCAGCGGCGCGTGTCTGGTCAATCTCGCCTACCTGCGCGGTGCCAAGCGCATCGTGTTGTTAGGTTATGACTTGCGGTACGCAGTCGATTACGACGGCTATGACAAACACATCGGCCGCACGCCGCGCCACTACTTCGGCGAGTACCCATCCGCCTTGCGGCACTGGCCGAAAGTGTCGGTGAAAGACGGCGTGCACGTGCAGCTGTGTGAGCATTACGCGTCGATTGCGGAACAGAAGTTGTTGCCGATCATCAATTCAACACCGGGAAGCGCGCTCATGTGTTTCCCATACACGGCGATTGAGGATGTTGAGGAGTAAACCATGGCACTCATTCTGCTGATCGCGGCGCTGTTGTTGTTCATTCTGGAGGGCCTGAAGATCGGGCATCCGCGCGTATCGCTGGGCTGGTTTGGTATGGCGTGTCTCGCGGCGTCGTTTCTCCTGCCGCTGATGCTGAAGTGACCACGCGGGAGATGTTGAGCGATGCGGACATGTACGAGCGCATGGTGCGCGGCTGGCGCGCCGGAAAACCGGAGACCATTTGCGGGCAAGGCTCAACGAGTGCGCAGACCGCACACGTGCGCGAGTGGCTGCCGCAGATGGTGCGCCGCTATCGCATCGGCATGTTGGTGGATGCCGGCGCTGGCGATCAGGTCTGGATTGAGCGCGTGCAATGGGCCGAAGTGCCGCCGCGTTATCTCGCCGTCGATCTCATCCCGCGCAACTCAACCGTGCGCCAGCTGGATATTACCCGCGAGGCGTTGCCGGTCTGTGACGCGATCCTGTGCCGCATGGTGTTGAATCATCTGGATGAGCCGCGCATCACCATGGCGCTCGCGCTCTTTCGTAAGTCGGCGCGTTATCTCATCGCGACGCACTTTCAGGGTGAGGACTTGCCGCAGCGCTCGCCGCAGTTCACGCGCCTCGATCTGCGCGGCGCGCCGTACGGACTCGGCGAGCCGCTGGAGCGCGTGCAGGATGGCGTGGAGCCGTACTGTTATCTCGCGCTGTGGCAGCTGTAGATGATGATTGGTTACAACATTGACGTTGACGCGATCCTGCCGCTGATACCGGAACGCTCCGTTGGCGTTGAGATCGGCGTGGGTGTCGGTGATACGAGCGAGCGACTGCTGACACGCACGCGCTGGCTGCATCTGGTTGACCCGTGGTCACTCGCGGCCTACGAGCAAGCCGGCGAATTCGGCGGCATCGCCGGATATATAGAACACTACGCGGAGCATCTTGGCACGCGTGACCCGCAAGAGATCCAGCGGAAGTTTGACGCGCAATACGGCTACGTCAGCAAGCGCTTTGTCGGTAAGAACGTCACCATCCATCGCTGTCGGTCGCAGGATTTTTGGAGCGACAACGGCGACGCGCAGTTTGATTGGGCCTACATTGACGGCTCGCACACGTTTGAGAGTTGCAGCGCAGACCTTTATGCCGCTGCGCGCGTGGTGCGCGTGATATGGGGCGATGACTACAACTCCGGCAACCCGGGCGTGCGTCATGCGGTGCAGCGCTTTGTGGCGGAAAGCAACTGGAAGGTGACGATTATCGGGCGCCAACAGTATCGGCTCGTGCCGCCGTGTTGACGGTCGTATGCGTGCGCTGGGGCGACAAGTACGGCGATGAGTACGTGCTGCGCTTGCGCGCCATGGTGGACAAACACTTGGCGGAGCCGCACGTTTTCGTGTGCTTCACGGAGCGGCCGATTGCCGGCATCTACTGCCGCGCGCTGCCGTCGGCGTTGCCCGCATGGTGGGCCAAGCTGGGTTTGTTTCGGCCCGGGCTGATCGACGGCACCAAGCTATATCTGGATTTGGATGTGGTCGCGACCGGGCCGCTGGATGTCTTCGTTCGCCGCAAAGTCTCAGACATGGGGAAGCTGTGGGCGCTGGATGATTTTAGCTACAGCTTGCGCACGCCGAAGCCATTCATAGACGACTACACACGGGGCTTGTTGGGCGGCGCGGGCACGTGCAACTCCAGCGTTATGTGTTGGAACGGCGACGTGCCGGCGCAGGCGTGGCACAGTTTCACGCCCGAGGTGATGGAGCGATTGCACGGCGATCAGAATCATCTGACGCAGGTGTTATATCCCGACCGGCTCGCGCTGTATCCGCCCGGGCTCGCGTGTTCGTACAAATATCACGTGTTGAATGGACAGCGCTTCGGCTCGCTCACCGTATTTCACGGCACGCCAAAGTGTCATGAGTTAGAACGGTCGGAGCCGCTGCGACAGATGTGGGAAGCGGCGTGACGCACGCGGTCATACACTGCAACCCCTCGGTGCCATGGCAGGCAGTGCGCAGCAAGTATTTCCTTGAGGGCTTACGCGTGCGCGGCATCAGTTGCACCGTGACAAGTTCGCGCACACGCACGGAGTTTGGGTTCCCCATCCTGTTGGGAACCACTTTCTGGCGTGCGATAGAAGAGGACGGCGGCGATTACCTGTTAGTGGATCGCTGCAGCTTCGGCGACACCAACCAGTTTGTGCAGCTGGTGTGGAACGGGCACGGCCGGCGCGGCGATCACCGCGTGCCGGGCGTGATCGACGGCGCACGCTGGCAGAAATACGGCGTGCCGCTCAAACCGTGGCGGCGCTCCGGGCGGCGCGTCGTGCTGTGCGGGCAGACGGAAAGCTATTCGCCCGCGTGGCCGGATCTCACCGCGTGGTATCGCACGGTGACTATCGCGACACACTTTCGCGCCCATCCGGCGGCGGCCGCAAATCCAACGGGGCTGCCGCTCGCGCTGGACTTCAAGGGCTGCGGGCTCGCGGTGACGCTCAATTCTTCCGTGGGCGTGCAGGCGGTGTTGGATGGTGTGCCGACGGTGACGATGGATCGGGGCGCGATGGCGTGGGACGTCACCACGCACCAGCTGGACGCGGAGCCGGTCACGCCTGCGCGGCAGGAGTGGGCGCACTGGCTCGCGTGGACGCAATGGACCGATGAGGAGATCCGTGCAGGTACGCCATGGGAATCACTGCTCTAACACAACCGGCTTGCGAACCGATCACGACGGATGAGGCGCTAGCGCACTGTCGCATTGATGCGGATACGGAAGACGGACTGGTTGCCGGCTACATGATGGCCGCGCGCACCTTCGTGGAAAACCTGATCGGGCGCCCGCTGATCCGTCGCAGTTACCTGTACACGCTCGATTACGGCTGGCCGCTCCTGCGCTATTCCACATCTATGCCGTACTGGACAAGTAACTTTGATTATTACCGCACGCGCATAGAGTTGCCGAAGTCACCGATTGGCGATCCCAGTTGGATTGAGGTGGTCACCTACATTGACGTGGATGGCAACGGGCAGACGTTGGACCCGACGCAATACGTGATCATCGTGGATGGCGTGGTGCCATATATCGAACCGGCATATAACGTCTATTGGCCGCCGACGCGCGATCAGCCGCAAGCGATCAGCGTGCAGTTTGACGCCGGCTACGGCGCAGAGCCCGGCGACATACCCGATAACATCCGCCACGCGCTCCTGATGTTGGTGGCGTACTGGTACGACAATCGCGGCAGCGCGCAGTTTGGCGCGCGCGCGAAAACCAGCGACGTCACCAGCATGATCATGCCGGCGGAAGTGCCGCCCGGAGTGATGGCGCTCCTGACACAAGATCAAATGGCGCGCATCCTCTGATGGACGCCGGCAAGCTCGATGGGCGCATCCTGTTGAGCCATCGCACGCTCACACAAAACGACTTTGGCGAAGAGATCGCGACTTATACGAAGTACGCCATTGTTTGGGCGTACGTGCGCGACACCAGCGGCAGCAAGCGATTCGCCGCGCAACAATTCTTTGAGGAGACGGTGACTGAAATCACCATCCGCTGGCGCGGTGACGTGTTGGCGACGGATCACGTCACGGTGTTAGGGCGCAACAATCAGCCCGGGGCGGTGTACGAAATCATGCAGATTTCTGACATCCCGCGCTACATCGGGCACGACATGCTCTGCCGCAGGCTCGTGCCATGAGCGCCGTTAAAGATGTGTTCGCGCTACTCGCGGCCGACGACACCGTGACATCCATCGTCGATCCGTCGCGCATCTCGCCGGTCATCCGCGCACAGGATCAGCAGCTGCCGGCGGTCACGGTCGCGCGTGGCTCACTCGTCGCGCTGTATGACTTGAGTGGTCCGGCGGGCATCGCGCAAAACACGCTGTCCGTTCAATGCTGGGCCTACACCTACGCGGAAATGGCGGCGCTCGCGGATGCGGTGCGCGCGGTGTTGGAAAGCGCCGGTTACATACTCGCCTCGCTACAGGACAATTTTGACTCGTCAGCGGAATTGTCCGGTGTTTATTCGGTGACGCAGGAATTTTCGATCTGGAGCTAACACACAGGTAGACCGCTATGCCAATCAAAACCCAAGGGACCATCATCAGCATTGAGACCGCGCTGGCAACCAGCAAGCCCATCACGGGCGCGACGGCGGCCAAACCGTGTGTGCTCACGGCTCTCGCGCACGGCTATCTGAGCGGCGATGTGATCAAGATCCTCAATGTGCAGGGCATGCTGCAACTGAATAACCGCGCGTTTCTCGTGGACGACACGGCGGGCAGCCCGATCACCAACAAGTTTGGTTTGAAAGGCGTGGATGCCAGCAACTATCTGCCGTACATCTCCGGCGGTGATAGTTACAAGGCGACCATGACGCCAATCGGCGGCGTATCGGGCGCTCCTAACCTGTTTCAGGGTACGGCGCCGACCATCACGACCACCACGCTCAACTCGGTCGCGCAAGAGTACATCATGGGCCTGCAGACCTTCGGCAACGCGCAGCTGGACATGATTTACGATGACGGCGACCTCGGCCAACAGACCATGTTGGCGGCGAAAGAGTCAGGCTTGCCGAAATGTTTTTCCGTCAAGCTCACGACCGGCAAGGTGGCGACGTTCCTAGGATTCGTCACGAGCTTTGATATTCAGGTCGCGCAAAATGATGTCGTCAAAGGCACGTCGCAGATTCTGATTGCGGGCGCGCCGGGGATGTTTGCATGACGCTGACGCGGGAAGAGTTGCTAGCGCCGCGCGAGATGCCGCGCGAAAAGATCGATGTGCCGGAACTGGGCGGCAGCGTGTACGTGCGCGCGCTCTCGGGGCTGGAGCGCGACGCCTTTGAGGCGGACGTGTTCTACTCGCGCGAGAAAGGCGCGGCCGGCTTGCGCAACATGCGCGCGCGCCTCGCGGTGCGCTGCCTGTGCGATGAGCGCGGCACGCTGTTGATGACGCCGGAGGATGCTGACGCACTCGGCCGCCAGCACAGTCACGCAATTGACGTGATGTTTCAGACCGCGCAACGCCTGAACGGAATCGGCGATCACGCGCTCACGGACATAAAGGGAAACTCTCAGCCCATCCTTGGCGACGCGCAGTCATAGGACTGGCTTTGAAGATGGGCCGCACACCGCGTGAGTTGCTGACCTGTGTCAACAGCTACGAGTTGACTGAGCTTATGGCTTATCACTCCGTGCTGGCTGACGAGCAAAACAGCCCGCCCGAGAAAACCGTGGAAGAGACAGAGCGCGATCTGTTGTCGTTCTTCGGGGAGGCACGATGAGCGATCAAATTACCATCCAACTCAGTGGCACCAAGGATGTGCTTCAGGCATTCGCGGATCTGCGCGAGCAGCTGCCGAAGAATCCGCTGCGCTATGCCGTGCGCGCGGGCGCAACGGTGCTGCTGGAAGCAATCAAACAGGTCGCGCCCGTCGGGGCGACGGGCGTGCTGTCGGAAAGCCTGCGCGTCAATGTCACCGCGCGCGGTGGCAACACGGTGGGCCGCGTGGTGATCGACAATCGGGCTTTCTACTGGCGGTTTCTCGAACTGGGCTGGCGCTCGCACGGGCGCGGCCAACGGCACCAACATCCATTTGTCACGCCCGCCTTTCACGCGCACGAAACGCAAGCCGCGCAGGAAGTCATTGACGCCTGCGAGCGCGAAGTCAGGAAGGCGCAAGCGAAACTTGATCGCATCAATCCAACACCGGACTTCCCCGTTCCAACATGAGCCTATTTTCCATCATCGTCGATATTGGCGCGCGCACGGCGAATATCGAAGAGGGCTTGACGCGTGTTGAGCAACGCCTCAGCAGTTTCGCGTCAACGGTCAAGGGACTCGGCGAGCTATTCGTTGGCACCAAGATCGTGGAGTTTGCGGAGCAACTGACGGCCGCCGCTGCGGAGTTGGATCACGCTTCAAAGCGCGCCGGTGTAACCGTCACCGCGTTTCAGGAATTGAGCTACGCGGCGAAATTGAGCGGTGTTGATAGTGGGCAGTTAACGACTGCGCTGACGCAGATGGAACGCTCAATGAGTCTGGCCTCCACCGGCGCGAAAAAACCCACCGAGGCGCTGCAGGCGCTTGGGCTGACATTCGCGCAGCTAAAGGATCTCACGCCAGACAAACAACTAGAGGTGATCGCCGACCGCATCAACTCATTGCCCAGTGCGGCGGACAAGGCGCGCGCACAGATGGATCTTTTCGGCCGCAGTGGCCGCGAGTTAGGGGCACTCATGGCCCAAGGCGCCGCCGGCATCGAACAGCTGAGGAAAGAGGCGGAAGCGGGCGGCGGTGTTATGTCGGAGGAGACGGTCAAGAATCTGGAAGAAGCGCACAAAGCAATCGAACGCATGACGATATCGTTTCAAACGATGGCATCCACGATCCTAGGGACGGTCGCGCCCGCGCTGGCCACTTTGTTTAACAAAATGCGGGATGTCTTCAGCACGACGCCGCTGGATCTGGCCAACCAGAAGTTGGAACACTTCATGAATAATCCGGCGTTGTATGCGGCGCTGAATCTGATGAGCAAAGCCGAAGCGCTCGCGTCCGTGCAGGGGGAGCGACGCGGCGCGGAGGCTCAGGCGTATGGCATCGGCGCATTGCCGGAATCATTGGCGCTCGGACAGGTGACGGTTCCCGGTGCAGTGGGCGCGCCGGGCTACGGCCCGGGCGGAGACTACGCGGAACGCCTCAAACAACTAACAGGCGTGCATCCGGGGACGCTCGATAAGATCACCGGCAAAACCGGCCTTGATCAGTTGATGCAGACGTGGCTGGAGCAAGTGCAGTCGCAGGGCGATCAGTTGTACAGCACCTATGACACGACGATGTTGAAAATCAACGAACTGTTACAGAATCACAAGATCACGGTGAAAGACGCAACGGCGGCCTCGGCCGAGGCATGGACGAAATACCAGAACAGTCTGGACTCCGTGTTGCCGGGCATCACCACGGACTTTGAAAAGATGAAGCGCGCGCTGCCGCTGAGCGACATTCAGGTGGCGATCAAGGGCTTCACCGATTCCATGAAGCAGGCATTTCTGCAGACCACGCAAGAGAGCGGCAGCTTTGCGCACAACCTGCTAGTCAACATCCTCAAGGCGCTGGAGGATCGCGCGATATTCAACGCGATTGAAGACATCGGCGCCGCGCTGTCTGACATGTTGAAAAGTGCCGCGAGCAGCGGCGGCGGCGGAATCCTCAATCAAGTGTTAGGCGGAGTGGTCGGGCTATTTGCCGGCAGCGCCGGCGTGTCGGGCTGGGGTATCGGTGGCGCGGCGGCCGGTGGCTTGGGATCGGGCGGGACGGCGGACGATATCTTGTCAGGCATCACCGTCGGGCCTACCGCGACCAGCCGCCTTGCGCAGCGGCCCATGGTGTTCTCACCGACCTATAACATCGTGGCGCCGAATGGCGATCAGCAGCTGCGCAACGCGTTGCCGTCGCTGCTGGCGCAGACCGCGCAGAAAACCAAAGCTGACATGCTCGAAGCATTCCGGCGCAGCAATCTGCCGGCGCCTCGGGGCGCGTAATGGATTTGTTGTTGCCTGATGTACGAATCACCAAGGCATACCCGAAACTCATAGACAACACCGCGCGCTTTCAATCGATCTTCACGGGCGTCACGCGCACGGTCGCGCGCCCGGGCGAGCGCTGGGGCTTTCGCCTTGAATACGACAACCTGCAACAGCTGGACCGCGCGCGCATTGAAACCTTTATCGCCTCGCTGCGCGGTGGCGCGAACCGCGCGCTGGTCTCGCCGCCTGACTATCCGCGCCGGGGCAACTTCCCGGCCGTGGAGTTGTTCCCTAACGGGGATTTCTCCATTGCCACCAACTACTGGACTGCGACCGGCGCCACGTTCACCGTAGCCGACCGCCAAGGGCGCGTCCAAAATGCTGGCGCGGCGACCGGGCGCATCACCAACGCGGCGGCGATCCCGCTGACATCTGGCGCCGGCTACGTCGCGCGCGTGGTGGCAGCGCCGGGCAATCAGGTCGCGTACAAGATCCAAGGCGGCACCACGCCCGGCGCGCTGGATGTCTTCAGCGACGCACCGGCGACCATCGGATACACACGCTATCCGTTCACCGCGCCCGGTGCCAACTTCTATCTCTCACTCTTCTGCAACACCATCGTAGCGGCTGACTTCATCAACTACGCGCTGGCGTCCGTCGCGCGCTGTCCGCTGGTCAACGGCGCGAACCAAAGCGGCGCGGCGCTCATCGTGGATGCACTGCCGCCGTCCGCCAACAACCTGTTGCTGCCCGGCGATTGGATCGGCATCAACATGGAGCTTAAGCGCGTGAGCGCGCCGCTCAACTCGGACAGCAGCGGCAACGGTGTGTTGCAGTTCACTCCGCCACTACGCGCAAGCCCCGCCAACAATGATCCCATTGTGATCAATGCGCCCATGGGGCGCTTCATCATGTCAACCAACGAAACCCCTTGGGAATCCGATCCCGGCATTGTCTCCACGTATACGCTTGACATGGTGGAAGCGCCGTGACCCGCTGGGTTGCCGGCGGCAACGTCACCGCCGCCCAGCAAAAAAGTGTTGGCCTCGTGATCTTGGCGGATCTGCACTTTGACACCGGCACGCTGTACGTGCATGACGCCTTCGGCGCTCTGACAGCGAACGGCCAGAGTTATCTCGGGCTCGGCCAGCTGGGCGGGATCGATGTCGTAAACGAAGACTTATCCACCGTCGCTAACTCGGTGGTGCTCACGCTGTCGGGCGTTGATCCCCAGTACATCAGCGACGTCATGACGGAGCACATACAAGGGCGCGTGATCACGCTCTATGTTGGCTTGTTGGATCTCAATACACTGGCGTGGTATGCCAACCCCGAAATCGTTTGGGAGGGGCGCATGGATTACCCGGAGATCACGCTGGATGAAGGCGCCGCCACGATCAAAGTCACGTGCGAACATCGCCTGATGCGCGAGCCGTTGGTTGCGCGGTACACCGATCAGGATCAACAGTTGCAATGGCCCGGCGACACGTTCTTTAACCTGCTGTGGCAAATCCCGCTTGCTACTGCCAGCTGGGGCGCGGTGAACGTAACACACCCGGCCAATCAGGCGCCGTCATCGCATAGCGGCTACGGCGGCCCGGCGACGGGCATGGGCCCGGGCTTCGGCTCGTCGCGGAGATAAGCCGGTGAGGCGCCCCGATTGGCAAGCGCGCTTGTGGCAGGAGTTGGACGCGGCACAAGCGCGACCGTTTGAGTATGGCACGCACGATTGCGTACACCTCGCCGCGCGCTGCGCGGATGCCATGTTGGAAAACGGCGATCTGCTCGCACGCATCGGCGCGCTCTATGCGGATATGCCCGAGGCGCGCCGGCTGTTACGCGAGCCCGGGCTGGATGTGCTCGTGACGCGCTACCTCGGTGAGAGTGTTGCACGCAATCTCGCGCGCCAAGGCGATCTGTGCGCGGCGGATTTGGACACCGGGCCCGCACTGGGCGTTTGTGTCGGGCCGCGTGTGGCGTTCGCCTCATCCCCTCACGGCGTTGAATACCTCCGGCTGGACATCGCGCGCTGCGCGTGGCGGATTGACTGATGTCAAACGCTATCAAAGCGGTCGCCGGTGTTGTCCTCATCGCCATCGGCGCTTACACCGGCTTTGTGCCGCTGATCCAGTTTGGCGCCTCACTTCTCCTTAACGCGGCAGTCACCGCGCTCACCTCTTCCGGCGCCCGCTCGGCGCCCCCACTGAACGGTGGAACCATCAACTACAGCGGCACACTTGAGCCGCGCCGCATCGTGTACGGCCGCCTTAAAGTCGGCGGCATGAATGTGTTGCCGCCACTGACCAGCGGCAGCAACAACGATTTTCTGCACCAAGTGCTGGCGATTGCCGGGCACTCGATCACCGCATATGAGGATGTCTGGTTCAATCAGGCGCGCATCGCGCATTCTGACATTGGCGCCGGCGGCCTCGTCGGCGGCGCCAGCGGTTTCCAAAACGTCACGTGGATCAACTTTTACGACGGCACGCAAACTGCGGCCGATCCAACACTGACCGGCACGTTCACCGCGTGGGACGCCAATCACATCGGCCACGGCATAGCGTATATGACGCTGCGCCTCAAGTACGACCAGACGGCTTTTTCCGCGGGCTTCCCGCAAGCGTCCGTCATCATGCGCGGCAAAAAACTCTACGATCCGCGCAAGGATTCCACCAACGGCGGCAGCGGCGCGCATCGCTACACAACACCCTCCACGTGGGAATACAGCACGAATCCGGCGCTGTGCCTGCGCGACTACCTCATTGATCCGCTGGGCCTCGGCGAAGCCAACACGCGCATTGATGACACGCTGGTGGCAGCCGCCGCCAACATCTGCGACCAATCCGTTACGGTGCCGATCCCGGTACTCATCGGGCTGACCAACTGGGCGGCGGGCTCCGCCACCGTCAACGGCATCAACACCGCGTTTGGCGCCACGCTCGCCGCCGGCATGTGGCTCAAGGCGCCCAATGGCACCATGGTGTCAATCGCCAGCGTGCAAAGCGATGTGCAGCTGACGCTCGCCGGCGGATACGGCGGCGCGAACGCCAGCGGGCAGGTGACGCAATACAACACGACGTCCGCGACGTTCGTGAGCAAGCCGCGTTACACGTGCAACACCGCGCTGATGGCAACGGCGACGTTCGCCACCAACATCGCGACGCTTGCGTTGGCGATGATGGGAAACTGCCTCTACAGCGCCGGCAAGTGGCGACTGTATGCGGGCGCGTGGGCGGGCTCATCGTTCACGCTGGGCCCGGATGATTTCGTGGGCGGCGTCAGCGTGCAGTGCGCGACGCCGCGCGCGAACCTGTACAACGCGGTGCGCGGCAACTTTATCGATCCGCAATCGAACTATCAGGCTGTGGAGTTTCCGCCGATCATCAGCGCGGCTTACGCGAGCGATGACGGCGAACAGATCACGGTGGAAACCAACTACGGCTGTTGTATTGATGTGTTTGAAGCACAGCGCAACGCCATGGTGCAGCTGCGGCAGGGCAGAAACCAACGCGTGGTCACCGTGCAGTGCGCGATGACCGCGTATGGTGTGCGCCCGTATGAGACCGGCAGCGTGAGCATCCCCGAGATCGGCTGGAACGGGCAGACGGTGCGCTGCATCGGTTGGAAGTTTGATCCCAAGGGCCTTGTGCAGCTGGTGCTGCAAGAAGCCTATGCGGCGGACTTCACGGACCCGGCGCTCACCGACTACGTGATCACCGGCATCAATGTCGGACCGGCGGCCGGGCGCTACCTGCCGTATCCGCCCAACAGTCTGACCGCCACGCCACTGGATGGCGCGATCCAGTTCACCGTGACTTTGCCCGATCAGGTTATCCCGGGCGTGCAGCTGCAGCTGTTTGAA